CCAATAACCCAATCTTTAGATTTACAGTACGCTTGCAAGCGTTCTTTCTGTTCAGGGATGGAATAACCCTTATCTCTTTGCTTGTCGGTACTGACACGGATATATAAAGCTGCTATCATAACGATTACCTCTTAAACTGAACTATGACACAGTGTTTTCTCTTTTTTCCGAACTTAAATAAACCTTATAGGCGGTTTCTAACGATGCATTGATGATCTCTTTTGAATTGTCATCAATGAGCCTATACTTGTTAATGAAATCGGATTCTTTAACGGAAAGTGGCATAGCAACCATTCCTTGTTTTATCTGCCGGATGAATGTGTTTATAAGTTTCTGCTGTTCAAAAGAAAGACCATCAAAAGACGCATCAAACTTATTAGAACGTTGCTCAATGCGCTCTTGGTGTTTTAATTCCTTATCGGCGTTATTAAGCCATCCCGTTATATTGTCAGGAGTGGTTTCTAAGGCATCAGCAATCTTTTGGCACAGTTCAACATCAACACGTTTAATCTGCCCTTTTTCGTACTTTTGCATAGTAGCTTCAGTGAGTCCAACTTTATCGGCTACTTGTTTCAAAGTCTGCCCTGACAGCTTGCGATAATGTTCTATATTTTGCCCTACACGCTCTTTAAAATTCATAATCCACCTCCTACGTTTATTGTAGTGCTAATTATCATGGTATTCAAGAAAATTATAATCAAAGTAAAAAATATCAAACATTTTGTATTGCATTAACTTTCATAGTGTGATAGTATCGTATTATGATTTTTCAAAAAGCCCATAGCAAAAAACATGGGCTTGAAATTACAGGAAGGAGTGAATATGAATCTGGCAAAGTTAAAAGGTAAGATTCGAGAAAAGGATAAGACCTATGAACAGTGTGCCAAAGCCATAGATCGGACACCAGCAACGTTCTGCGCCAAGATGAATGGCAAAGCAAAGTTCTTTATAGATGAGTTAGATAAACTTGGGGATTATCTTGAGATGGATTCTGCCGAGCGCAACGATATTTTTTTGAATTAAAACTTTCATAACATGATAGTTAAAGGGCGAAGAACATGAACGAGTTACAAATTTTTGAGAATGCCGAATTTGGAAAAATCAGGGTTATAGAAATCAATAACGAGCCTTGGTTTATTGGAAAAGACGTTGCAGCAATTCTTGGATATTCCAATTCAAGAGATGCTTTAGCAAAGCATATTGATAATGAAGATAAGGGAGTAGCAAATTGCGACACCCTTGGCGGACGCCAGGAATTTACTGTAATTAGTGAAAGCGGTCTGTATTCTTTAATCTTTAGCAGTAAATTATCAAGCGCAAGAAAGTTTAAGCATTGGGTAACATCAGAAGTCATCCCTTCCATCAGAAAGAATGGCGGTTATATCGCAAACCAGGAAAATCTCACGCCGGAGCAAATAGTAGCTAATGCCCTTGTGGTTGCTCAAAAGATTATTGCTGACAGAGATAAACAGATTGAAGAGCTTAAACCAAAAGCTGAGTTCTTTGATGCAGTAACCGATTCTAAAGATGCGATTGACATGAAGAGTGTAGCCAAAGTTCTTGATCTTGGTTATGGGAGAAATAAGCTGTTTGAACATCTTAGGGATATGAAGATACTTGATGGCAACAATCATCCTTATCAGAAATACATTGATGCCGGATATTTCAGAGTCGTAGAACAGAAATTTGATAAGGGATATGGCGAAGTAGGCATTAACATTAAGACTCTTGTATTCCAAAAAGGTGTTGATTACATAAGAAAGCGACTTAGCGATTATGAAAGTAATTAACCTAGATCAATCTGGAAAAGAAATAAACCTGACGAGAGTAAAACTACCGATAACGACTCAGGTATATGAGGTTATAAAGGGGATATATGCGAGGAATAGTAACAAAGATAATCAAGAAGAAAAGAAACAAGAATGATTACGGATTCATTGATGCCTACGATGGGGAAACATACTTCTTTTTGCTGAAATACCTTAAAGGAGATGTAAGAGTAGGTCAGGAAGTGTTCTTTACAGGGAGTGAAAATGAAAAAGGTTTCTTTGCCAAAGATGTACACCCGATTGGTGAGTGAAGTTTTATTACTTTCCTTGTCTGCCTTGATGGTGTTGGCAACAAAAGACGTGAGGGCTAATGATTCTCTTATACCAAAATCTATCGAGGGGGGGATGAAACAAGTCTACTATCTGTCTGATAAGGATTTCCAACAACTCTACTCATTAAAAGAACAGCCGATAAATGACACTTGCCCTTGTTTTACATATGAAGAGTGCCAGATACTTATGAAGATTGCCCGTAGCGAGGGTGGCACAGACTTAAAAGCACAAGCACTTATCATGCGAGTTGTTTTAAACAGAATTGCAAGTGATGATTTTCCTAACACGATTAAAGGGGTCGTTTTTGAAGATAATCAATTTTCGGCTGTGAGTGATGGTAATTATGACAGCGCAGATGTAAATGCAAACAGCCACTTAGCACTTGCAGAGATAGAAAAGGGATGGGATGAATCAGACGGGGCGTTATATTTTGAGGCAACATGGCTTGAAGATAGCTGGCAATCACAGAATAAGGAATTTTTATTCGAGTATTCAGGCACAAGATACTATAAATGAGAGAAGGCGCATAGGTTTAACCCTACACGCCTTGAGGTCAAAAGTCATGGTTGACTCTTAACGTATTTAATTATAAGAGAGGTGAGATAAAATGTCAAATCTCACTTAAACAATATAATCAAAACATAAAGGAATTAAGTTATGTCAGAAGAATTTATGAGAGAAGTAGAAATCAATGGAGTAAAGGTAGAAGTTGATATGCGCTATGCAAGGCGTATTGATACTTTCAAAGTTGGCGATAATGTCAAGATTCTTAAGAAAGGCGATAAGAACTCATCGTATAACAGCGAAGATAAAGTATTTCCTGGTATGATTGTTGATTTTGCCAACTTCAAGGAACTTCCTACTTTGGTTATTGCTTACTTTGATGATTCGTCATGGTCTAGCACGCCTGATATCAGATTCATTTATTGGAATGCGGAACTTAATGGCTATGACATTGTTTGCTGCGACGAAAATGAGCTTAAGGTTTCCGGTGATAGTATTGCTCAGAAGTTTGAAACTGCAATCCTCAAGAAGAGAACAGAGCTTGATGAGATTATTGCTAAGAGAGATTACTTTATGGAGCATTTTGTACCTAAGAAGGGAGAAGAGTGATGGCAAACGAGATTCAGGTAGCACAGAAACAGGGCATCAATGCATATCTTCAATCCGATGCGGTAAAGAACAATATCATGTCTGTTGTCGGAAAGGAAGAATCACAGAGATTCATTTCGAGCGTGGTTAGCGCAGTTCAGACAAATCCGCAGCTGGCAGAGTGCAGTAATTCAAGCATTTTGTCTGCGGCTCTTTTGGGGCACAGCTTAAAACTGCCTCAATCCCCACAGTTGCAGATGTTTTATCTTGTGCCATTCAACAATAAAAAGAAGATCAAGGACGAGAACGGCAGAGAAAAAGAAGTAAAGGTTAAAGAGGCTGTTTTTCAACTGTCATATCGTGGTTATCTACAGTTGGCAATGCGCAGCGGTCAGTATCGCCGTATTCATGCCTGTGATATCCGTGAGGGTGAGTTGAAATCATACAATCCCATCACGGAAGAGTATGTGTTTGATGCTATCACAGATTATGAGAAGAGAAAGAATCTCCCTGTTGTCGGCTATTATGCATACTTTGAAATGACTAATGGCTATATCAAGCAACTCTATTGGTCTAAAGAGCAGATGGAATCACACGCCAAGAAGTATTCTGCATCATATCGTCAGGGATGGAGTAGTTCATTCTGGACAAGTGACTTTGACGCAATGGCTCTTAAGACAATGATTCGTCAGCTTATCAGCAAGTGGGGCATGATGAGTGTTGATATGGAAACAGCTTATCAGCACGATATGGGCGTGGAAGATGAAAACGGAAACATTGTCTATGTTGACAATACGCCTGATGAGCCTATCCCAGCTACAGATGTTTACGCAGATACAGTTGATACTACAGCAGAAGAGGTAACAGATGGAGATAACAAGTAAAAACTATTATAGCGTAGAAGCTAATCTCAACTATGTGGATTGCACGACATATAAGAATTTCATGGGTACACCAGGGATTAAGGCTTGCGAGTGCAAAGCTATGGCAATTGCCAAGGGCGAATATGAAAGACCCAAGACAGATGCGCTTATGGTTGGCAGCTATGTTGATGCTTTCTTTGATAATTCACTTGACGAGTTCAAAGAAGAGAATCCTCAGATATTTACTCAAAAAGGTGAGCTGATGGCAAAGTACAAACAGGCTGATGTAATGATTCAGCGTTGCCTTAAGGATGAACTTTTTATGAAGTACATGAAGGGCGATACACAGCAGATTTTTACATCTGAGATTGCTGGAGTACCTGTGAGAGTTAAATTAGATAGTTTTGACGGCAAGAGAATCACTGACTTAAAGACTTGCAAGAGCATTTCGGAAACTTACTACGCTAAAGACTTGGGCGAAAGGCTCGATTTTATCACTTACTTTGGCTATATCGAACAGGCATATTTTTACAAAAAAGTAATGTTGAATGTAACGGGAAAGGATTATCCATTTTATATTTGTGCAGTAACTAAGGAAAAAGAGGATAACATACCTCATCCGAGAATTGCGGTTATTCAGATACCAGACAAGATTATATGGGATAAGGGCAGAGAAATTGAAATGAAGTTGCCTAAAGTATGGCGTTTCCTAAAAGGTGAGATTGAGCCTATCCCATGTGGCACTTGCTCATGGTGTGCAGACAATCTTCCACTTACAGAAGTTATTTCATCAGATCAGTTACTTTTAGAGGTGTGATATGAGCAAAAGTATTGTGACGAAGTACGAGAATTTCAGCGCATTTTCAGGCACTCCAACAACCACTCGTCATCATTTACTTTTTGGACGTGGTATAAGATCGCTTGCAGAGAAGGATGGTGTTTGGATTCCGCTTTTAGATTCTGAACATGATATGTCCTCAAATGGCGTTAAGTTTCAGATACACGATAATCCGGCTGCGGAGAAACTATCAAAGATAGCAGGTCAACTCGCTTGGGAGCGCAAATACATGGCTGATAAATTAGCGAGTGATGAGAACTTAGGGCACCAGAGCGCAGAAGATTGGATGGATGAGGCAAGAGAGGCTTTTCGTGCTAGATATGGCGAAAGCTACCTCTAAGGAGAACTTATGACAAGCATGGAATTACTAAGGGATTTTATTCTCAGAGGTGGTTCATTTGATGAATCCGGCTTATGGAAACCTGATAACAGAGGTTTAGGATTTTGGTTTGTTTTACAGTATCTAAACGTTCATGGGAATTTGGATATTTTCGTTCCTGAATATGACAGATACGAAAGAGAATACGGAACAGAAGAAACAAAACTTTATTTGACTAGGAGAGATTATGGACAAGAATAACGAGGTTTTTGAAACCACAAAGATTATGGCAAACATCAGAAATCATGACTTTACTGTTGCTGATTATAAGATGTGTAAGTCAGAATCAGAGGTTGTTATGAGGGCATTGGAGTCTTATTTATCGGATTTAAAATTCGATAATCTGAAAGTTGTAAATACTCTGGATTCAGCAGTTTAAGAAATACAATAACAGGAATTATTGATATGCGAAAATTGCAATTTGAGAATTACGAATCAGTTAAAAATACAATGCCACATTTTACAATCCAGGGCACTTTCCCAACTTTGAATGAATACTTATCAGCTTGTGGCAGAAACCCAAAGCAAGGCGGGCGCATGAAACGTGATTGTATGGAAACTGCATCTTGGGAGATAAGATCACAGATTAGAGGTTATCACACCGACAATAGAGTAATTCTGCATTACATGATTTATGAGCCGAATATGAAACGGGATAAAGATAACGTATTTTGTATGATTTCAAAGTGCGTGTCTGATGCCCTTCAGGTGTGTAAGGTGATTGACAATGACGGCTGGAGAAACATAGAGAACTTTACCCATGATTTTTTCATAGATAAGGATAGACCAAGGATTGAGGTTTTTATAGAAGAGGTGACAGATGAGTGATAGCAGAGAAGATTGTAGAAGAATGGATTTTGTAAACAAGCATCAGTTTCAGTGCATTGCCTGTAAGAACAGCTACAGAAAAAAAGATTGGTTTTTGGGAAGTGTTCTGCATTGTGATATTGCTGATTCTGACGTTGAAAAAGATGGATATTGTGAAGAGTATGAGGAAATGTAAAGGAGAGTTAAAAAGTGGGAGTGCCATTAGAAGAACAGGAAACAGTAATACAGTTCAATAGAACTGATTCACACGCAACTATTTACACATCGGATTCTACTATGATGACTAAGCTCGATAAGATGTGTGAGGCTGCGCCGGAGAACTACAAATTGGACAGAGAAGAAACAATAGACGGGGCTGTTATAGGTAAATTCTACACGCTGGCTGATAAAACAAGGGTTTCATTCAGATCAAAGAAAATGGAAAGAAATCTGTCCGAGGAAGAAAGACGAAAACTTAGTGAGAGAGCTAAGTCTAATTTCAAAAAAAATGACGTTTCTCTCGTTACTACAATCGACACAGAAAATTAAATTGTCTTTAACGAGGAAATTATCATAAACGATATTTAATCGTGAAAATTTGCTTATACACCCACGAAATAAATAGGTGTTGCATAAATTACTTACTAAGCACTTTATATATTGCAAAATGTGTCCTTTATGGCTCAAGGAATATTATCACAGATCAGACTAAAAGCCATTTAGTATAAAGCCCCGGTGAGAATCCGGGGAGAAAGGAGAATAATGAAACAGAAATCATTTACATATAGCGCAGAAAATGTGTTGAACTGCTTTACTGTTGTCGGAATCGTCCACATGAAAAATGGTTGTTGCAAAGATCAGCCTGTTTTGATAACTGCAAATATTCTTCCGAACAACGAAACAAATTATTCTTGTCAGTGCGGTTGTGGAATGTGGTGCACAACAGGACACCCTACACCCGTGGTAGCATTAAGGGATTATCAAACAATGTCCAATGAGAATGTGCCATTGGAAGATGATTATTCAACAAAAAGTAATATCAGGGGGAATTTTCATAATGGGGCAAGATTCTGATAAGAAATTCTATTGGATAAAGCTGCGGACAGATTTTTTTCAAGCTGATTCGCCAATTGATTTTCTAATGTCGCAAGAGAATGGCTGTCAGTATGTAGTCTTATACCAGATGCTATGTTTAAAAACAGCTAATACTCAGGGAGAACTTACAACACACATCGGAGAAATGATTATTCCTTATGATGTGAAGAAAATTGTTAGAGATACAAAGTATTTTGACGTAGATACTGTAATGATTGCTCTGGAACTCTTTAAACAGCTTGGTTTGATATATGAGCAAGATAATGGAAACCTGAAAATAGCAAATTACAATCACATCGTAGGTAGTGAAAGTGCTACTCCATCAGCAATCAAAAAACGTGCTTACAGAGAGCGTTTAAAAGACAATGCTTATAACGTGGACAATGACGTGGACAAAATAGAGGACAAGGAAGTGGACAAAATGTCCGACAGAGTTAAGAGTATAGAGTCTAAGAGTTTAGAGTTAAGAGATAAAGATATTAATAACTCTTTATCATCTACTAAAGTAGATGATTGTCCTTCTTTTCAAGAAGAACCATCAGCAAAATATGTGTATCAAAACATTGTTGATCTTTGGAATACCCTTTCTGAGTTTGGAATACCAAAGTTGAACAAGATACCATCCGATTCACCTAGAGTACCTAAACTTAGAAAAAGGCTTAAGGAATATGGGGATGATTCTTTTGAGAAGATAGTGGAAGAAATCAAGAACAGTGATTTTTTACTTGGCAGAACACAAAGCAAGGGCAGACAACCTTTTAATATCAGCTTTGATTGGGTGATAAGCCCTACATATTACCCTCAGATACTAGAGGGAAAATACAGAAGTAAAGGAAACGTTCAGGCGCATACAGGGTCAGCGTTTGATTATATAGACATAGGAGAGTGAGAACATGAATAGAGATTTTCTTAAAAAGCAGATGATGAGATTAGAGGCAAATTACGGAGCAAGATTTACAAAGAGAAAGAGCGTATTCGTGAAGAAAACAAGAAATACGTATTAGGAAAGTATAAGTATGTATCAGGATGGTTTGATGAAGAGCCTAATGAAGAAACATATCTGGTATTTAGGGGTTATCTGTATAAGTTTCCTATCAAGCTGGTTAAGGTTAAGACGGATGAACTTGTGGAAAAACTTCTCGATTATTACCACGGCGCAGAAAACCCTCATGAGTGCATGAGTATATTGGAGTTTGTGAAAGGCATGGAATGAATGCAGAAAGACAGATTATAGGCTCGTTGCTGCTTGATTCAACGAGAATAGATGATATTCACCTGATAAGCCCTGAAATGTTCAATGAATCGGTGCTTGGCGATATTTTTAATCTCTATAAAACTGACAGGAATACAGATGCACTTGCGATAATAGCAAAGCTCAAGAGCGATTTTATGACAGAACAGATGCTTACACAGCTTATCAGTGATCTTGTCACCGAACATGATGCGGCGATATCTGATAATAACTGTGAAGAGCTGATTTTTAATCAATATCGTTCTCAAAGGGTTAATGAAGTCCTTAATAAGACTCTGGTTAATCCTCAGAATATCGATAAGGCAATTTTAGAGCTTGAAGAATCTTTGGAAAGTTTCAAAAGGCCGCCGGAGAAAACCAAGTATAAGACTCTTGGAGAATTGACAGCATATAAGAGTGATTATTTCGTTGAACATGAGAGAAGTAATCTGAAAATCGGATTTGCAAAACTTGATGAGGCTATTGGTGGGCTTGATAATGGCGATGTATCTGTGATAGCTGCCAGACCCGCAGTAGGTAAATCAGCTTTCTCTTTGCAGATGATTAGGAACTTTGGCAAGAGTGGGTTTAAGGTTGGTTATTTCAACTTGGAAATGTCTGAAAAGCAGATATATGAGAGAACAATCGCAGCCACAAGCGGTATAGATATGACGAGAATAAGGATGGCAACAACATTTCTGAATGACGAAAAAGAAAAATTTGATAAGGGAAATGAGAAACTTGCGGAAGAGAACAATGTTGTTACCATTTTCGGAACACAGACAATTGACTCTATCAGGGCGATTCAGAAAGTTGAGCAGTTTCAGGTAATCGTGATTGACTATATGCAACTTATAAAATCAACCAGGCAGAGAAATAACAGGGCATCGGAAGTCGGCGATATATCGAGAGGACTCAAGGCAATAGCGACAGACTTTAATATTCATGTGATTGCTTTGTCACAGCTTAACAGATCAAGCGAAATGTTAAAGGATAAAGAGCCTTTTATGTCAGAGCTTAGAGAATCCGGCGATATTGAGCAAGACGCATCAGTAATCATGATGCTATGGAATACTAACTCAGAAGATTTGTCAGAAAAGAAAATCAAGGTTGAGAAGTCAAGAAATGGCTATTGTGACAAGATACCGCTTTACTTTGACGGAAAACACATGACTTTTTCCACAATCAACGTTGAAAAAAGTGGTGATTTCCACGAAGCACCAAAAACTCAGGAAGAAGAAATAAACAATTTGTGGAGTTGAGTATGAAAAAAGAGCATATACCATTGTTTGAAATCATAAATACTTTTTGGGTGCTGTTAAAACCATATGCCAAGGGCGATGATGAAAAAAGCTATAAGAAAATCATGAGCGATATGTTCAATATGCTCATCAAAGACCGGGGCGATAAGTTTACGGATGATTGGTATAAGTCAACAAAAGAGATTATTGATTATCCTGATAACTTTAAGGGCACAGCATATTGCGAATTTGCTGCGGAACTTGCTATGGCAATGTTGGACTATTGGACTTGCGAATACAGACTGACAGCAAATGGCAAGGCAATAACCTATCATGACTTTGCTCTGTATATCAGCAGACCATTTATCAACGAATGGGAGAGAAAACGTGAATCAGAAAATAGTCCGTGAAAAAGACGGGCAGTTAAAGATTAAATACGGCGTAGACAGGTCAGCTTATATGGCTGATTACTATCAGAAAACCAAAGAAAAACGAAAGGAAAACTACAATGCACAGACACAATATCTTAGATGGATAGAAGTTAAGAAAACCATGAACAGATTAAAAAAGCAGATAGGCACTGTGAATTTTGATCTAATCATGGGCGAGATTGAAAAGTTAGAAAAATACAAACATGAAAAGTTTTAGGCGAATATTAAAGGGCTGCTTTTCAGGAATCACTTTTAGATTCTTGGATTGCAGCTTTTTATTTTGGGAAAGGATGAAGTAATGAAAGAGATTTGCGGTAACTGCAAGTGGAGTAAGCAAGATGTACCATTTGGGGAATTTACGTGCCATAACGAAGAGTCTGATTGCTATGGCTGCGAGTGTTCTTACACAGATTCTTGCATTGATTTTGAGAGTGAGGTTGAAAGCGAGTGACTTACGAGGACTTTTTAAAGAGCAAGGAATTACAGACCATCCAGGCGGGATTTGATATTGATAAAGATGATCTCAATAAAAACCTTTTTGACTTCCAGAGAGATATCGTTGCGTGGGCGTTGAAAAAGGGTAAGGCTGCAATTCTTACGGGGTGCGGCACAGGCAAGAGCTTTATGTTGCTTGAATGGGCGTATCAGGTACACAAAAAGACAGGCGGTAACGTGCTTATCATATCGCCATTATCCGTGGTAAATCAGACCGCTAGAGAGGCGGAAAAGTTTGATATCTGCCATGTGAATATATGCAGAACACAGGCAGATGTTAAAGGGGGGCTGAATATCACCAATTATGAGATGGTTGAACATTTTAACCCTGATGCGTTTATGGCGGTGGTGCTTGATGAGAGTTCAGCACTTAAATCATACAATGCGCAGACTACAAACGACTTCATAAAGTGGTTTGCAAAAACACCTTATAAGTTGATGTGTACTGCAACAATCGCACCTAATTCTTATACAGAAATAGGCAGTAGTAGCGAATTTCTTGGAATTATGACGAGAAGTGAAATGCTTAGTTCATTCTTTGTTCATGATAGTGGAAAAACATCTGAATGGCGGTTAAAGAAAGCTGCAAAAGTGAAGTTTTGGGAATGGATGGCAACGTGGGCTATGTACTTCAATAGTCCGGCTGATTTGGGATATGACGTTGATGGTTATGATCTTCCACCACTTAATATACATACGATTCTTACAAAGTCAGAAGTAAACGACTATGAGATGTTTGTAAAGGTTGCGGAAACTCTGGAAGAACGCAGACTTGCAAGAAAAGAGTCTATGGAAGATAGAACAGATAAGGCGTTAGAGCTTACGCAATCAGATGATAGCCAATGGCTGATATGGGTTGACTACAACGATGAGTCAGATATGCTCCGTAAGAAAATTACAGATTGCGTAGAAATAAAGGGTAGTGATGAGCCTGAGAGAAAAGCACAGGCAAGCATAGATTTTTCAAACGGAGATATACGTTGTTTGGTATCAAAACCCTCGATATTTGGATTTGGGAGTAACTTCCAATCTTGCCATAACGAGATATTCTGCGGTTTAAGTGATTCAATGGAGCGTTTTTATCAGGCAGTTAGGCGTTGTTGGAGATTCGGACAGATACATGAGGTTAATTGCTACATCATTCTGTCTGAAAAAGAGATGGCAATTCTTGAAAACATCAGGAAAAAGCAAGCTCAGATGGATGAGATGCAGAAACAGATGACAGCACTAATGAGAGATGTAACTTTGTCGGAAATTAAGCATACAACAAGAATCACGACTACATATAAGCCTACAAAAGAGCTTACAATACCAAATTTTATAAAAGGAGTATGAAATGGCAAAAATCATAGATCAGTATTCAACAGATATGTACACCTTGATATGCGGTGATACTACAGAGGTTATTAAAGATATTCCAGATAACTCAGTAGGATTAGAGGTGTTTTCTCCACCGTTTTCTCAACTTTATGTTTATTCAAACTCAGATAGGGATTTGGGAAATTCAAG